ATTTAAGAAAGATGAGAGCAAACGGAGAAAAACTAAATGAGAAGCCACGAATAGAACTATCTACAATACATGGAGCTAAAGGTGGTGAAGCAGAAAATGTTGTGTTGTTAACAGACTTAACACAAAACACTATGAAAGGTTATGAAAGAGATCCAGACGATGAAAACAGATTGTTTTATGTTGGTGCAACTAGAACAAAAGAAAATTTACATATAATAGAACCAAGAAAATATGAGAAGGGATACATACTATGAAACCATACGACAAGCAGATCGGGGGATCTCACTACCAAAAATATAAAATTCAACCTAGCAAGTTTGTAATAGAGAATGAGTTGCTCTATCCTGAAGGCTGTGCTATAAAATATATTATAAGACACCGTGACAAAGGAAAGAAACAAGACATATTGAAAGCAATACACTTTTTAGAAATGATTATTGAAAGGGATTACGATGCAGATACCTCTATTTAAACCACAAACTGAGTGGCTACCACCAGAAAATTTTCCAGACTTATCTAAGTATGATGAGATTGCAATTGACTTAGAAACTAAAGACCCAGACCTAATGAAAATGGGGTCAGGATCTGTAGTTGGTAAAGGAGATGTTACAGGAATTGCTGTGGCTGTAACAGGATGGTCAGGTTATTATCCAATCGCACACGAAGGTGGTGGTAATATGGATCGTAAAAAAGTTTTAAAATGGTTTCAAGGTATATTAGATACACCTGCAGATAAAATATTTCACAACGCCATGTATGACGTGTGTTGGATACAAGCGCTCGGTTTAAGTGTCAGCGGTAAAATTGTGGACACGATGATTGCATCGGCCCTTGTTGATGAAAATCAAATGCGCTATGACTTAAACAACTGTGCTAAAAGATACACCGGCAAGACAAAAAGTGAAAGCGATTTATATGCTGCAGCTAAAGATTGGGGTGTTGACGCCAAGGCAGAAATGTATAAACTACCTGCCATTTATGTAGGTGCATACGCAGAAAAAGATGCAGAGATAACTTTAGAGTTATGGCAAGAACTTAAAAAAGAAATACTTCACCAAGATATACAATCTATTTTTGATCTCGAGACGGAACTTTTTCCTTGTCTAGTGGCCATGAAATTTCGTGGGGTTCGAGTGGACGTTCAAAAAGCTCATACAATGAAGCAAGAGCTAGCGCAACAAGAAGCCAAGTTAATCCAAGAAGTAAAAAAAGAAACAGGCATAGATACTCAAATATGGGCTGCACGATCGATCGCACAAGTGTTCGATAAATTGAAACTAGACTATGATAGAACTGAAAAAACATCTGCACCTTCCTTTACTAAAAACTTTTTACAGAATCACCCCCACCCGCTGGTGAAACGAATCGCCCAGGCCCGTGAAATAAACAAGGCCCATACCACTTTCATTGATACCATAATTAAGTATTCTCACAAGGGTAGAATTCATGCAGATATTAACCAACTTAGATCAGATAATGGCGGAACTGTGACAGGCAGATTCAGTTATTCAAACCCAAATTTACAGCAAATTCCAGCTAGGAACAAGGACCTCGGACCCCGGATTAGGGCGTTATTTGTGCCCGAGAAGGGCCATACATGGGGTTGTTTTGACTATTCTCAGCAAGAGCCTAGGTTGGTAGTGCATTATGCAGCTTTACAGAATCTCTATGGAGTGGGCGATGTATTGGATGCGTACCATGAGGGGGACGCAGATTTTCATACGATCGTTGCTGATATGGCAGAGATACCTAGATCTCAGGCTAAGACCATAAATCTTGGCCTGTTCTATGGTATGGGTAAGAATAAATTACAAGCAGAGTTAGGTGTTAGTAAAGACAAAGCGGATAGTTTGTTTAGACAGTATCATAACCGTGTACCATTTGTTAAACAATTAATGGATAATGTAATGAGCAGAGCACAAGACTCAGGAAGAATTCGTACATTACTTGGAAGACTATGTAGGTTTCATTTATGGGAACCTAATCAGTTTGGTATACATAAAGCACTGCCACATGACGCAGCGCTCTTGGAACACGGACCAGGGATTAAACGTGCCTACACTTATAAAGCACTAAACAAATTGATACAAGGATCAGCAGCTGACATGACAAAGAAAGCAATGATTGAGTTGTACAAAGAAGGTATCATACCGCATATACAAGTACATGATGAACTTGATATATCTGTTGAGAGTCCTGAACATGCAGAAAAAATAAAAAATATTATGGAATCTGCTGTTGACTTAGAAGTACCAAACAAAGTAGATTACGAATCTGGCCCTAATTGGGGCCAAATTAAATGATAAATTATGGCTTACTTAAATGCAAATATTCCTGTACAATACGCGCAAATAAAAAAGGAGTATTTATATGACCTTAAAAAACATAAAGGCGAAGTTGAAGACTGTATTATCTTCGGTATTACATCACTTACCGGAAGGGCTATCCTCTTCCATGCCATCATGGAAAACGGTGCTGTCTTTTATCGTCTCCCCATATCAGCTTTTATTCAACGTGGTTTTCAACCGGAAGCTGTTCCATCCCAGAGACTTGATGAATTGGAATTGTGGAATAGTTTTTCTTATTACCCTGCTGTTACTTCTTGGGATCTTTTAGCATCCGTTTCAGGAAAATACATTGGTAAAGATAAAAAGTGGCATCATGGTAAGTATTTATTTACCGTTGACTGGGGACACCCAGATGCTAATATACTAAATTCTGATCATTCAGAGATACCGCACGAACATAAATGCGCACACATAATTGCGTTAAACAATGGCAACTATGCAGCACAACCTAACAACAGATGTATATGGGACCTACCTTCGTTTACTGTGAAGGATAAAACTCCTGACTGGAAAGTGCAAACTTCAGAATGGAATGTAGAGGATACCGGAGCATGGAAAACAGAAGATACGGATAATTTTTTTTACGAAATTGAGGAAAAGAAAAAATAATATGGAGACTCATTATGGACTACAGATTTACAGCGATACTAATAATATTGTTATGTTTATTGGCTATTTTCGTTCGTCCGGCTCATCACACACCATTGAAACTAGATAAAAAAGACTATATACTTCCAAAACCAAAACCTAAAATAAATGAGTAAACCATTAAAAATATCAGAATCTGCAGCTGTGCAGATGCCAATGAAAACGGTAGCTTCGTTGCTCGTACTGGTTGGAATGGGCGTGCTCGGATACACAGAGCTGACCTCGAGGCTGGTATCGTTAGAGACTTCTCGTGAGTTGTTTACAAATGATTTGCTTAAAAAAAGTGAACAGGTCCCTGTGGATCAGGAGCAACATTTTTTATTGGAAGATTTATATAAGTCTGTAGAGAAGATGGAAGAGACTCAAGAGATGAATATGACTAACAAAGTTAATATAGAATTTTTAAGAGATCAATTAGAAAAAGCATTAAAAGATATTGAAGATTTAAAAGATAAGGTAAGAGCAAATGGCAACGGGGCGCATTAACAGAAAAGTGTTAGATCACATCGCACAAATAAACAAAGAGAATAAAGCTGCGAGTTTAGCAAAAGATTTAAAAAAAGAAGTAGAAACTGGCAAGCATGGTACACAAAAATATGTCATCAAGCAAGGTGAAAACAAAGGTAAAACAGTATGACAGAGTTAGTGGTAGCTTTACTTATGATTGTACAAGGAGAGATCAAGGAAGCGCGTATACAACCCTCAATGTCTGAGTGTTTAAAAGGTAAAAGGGTTGCAAAACGTGGAACAAAACCTGATGGACATGTTAAGTACCAGTGCATAAAATCTATGGCAGAATTAGAGTCAAATATTGATGGATCTTTATCAATAAAAAAGTTAATATTAGAGTAATGGTAAAAATACAGGCAGAAGTAGTTAATGGTGAGTGCCCAACATGTAGTGAGCTAACAATGTTAGTTGGACTTACATCAGAACTTTATAGATGTATGAACTGCGGTGCAGATTTACATCAACACATAAATGGTAAGATAACTTATCTACCTATTATGGCATCACGTAATGATGGTGGTACACATTTTGTAAAAGAATGGAAAGATGGCTAGACAAAGTTTTAAATTCTTTACACCTCGTGATAAACCTAAAAAGAGAGGTCCACGTCAACATAAAAAAAATCTCAACAAAAACGAGAAACGTCAAAAAAACACTAAACGTTACAAAGGCCAGGGTTGACAATTATCCCAAAATATCCTAGTTTGTAGTCATGAAAGAAAAAAAACTAACTATAATAAGTAAAGACATAACACAAAAACAGTGGTCTAATCTTGTATTAGAATTAAACCTAATACGTAAAGCATGGTCTTCTTATGCAACAATAGAGTTGCAAGGACCTGGTGTAAAAAAGATCATAGCCCACGGAACACGGAACTTTGACTCAAAAGAAGATTAATGGAACTGATAATTTTAGACGACGGACTCTATCGATTAATTCCTGTATCAAAGCAGATGATGGAACATATATCTTTATTGGAACCAGTAAAGTGCATGGACCTATGCGAGATACTTCGAGCAAAGTTAACCGGGTACGTAGACACACTAAACCTACACATCATGAATGATGGTAGTGGTAGTCTAATCGGTTGTATTTGTAGATAGACCTATCCTAAAGAGGGAAAAATAAGGATAGGTTATTGTGGTGAGATGATGTTGCTATAACACATTTCGGCCACAATATCAAATAGTATTCTGTGCAGTGCAATGAAACTTAACAAACATGTTATATTGATTAACATCTGTTCGTCCTATCTCTGTCATTTTTTTTAATGATTCTTCGTAACCAAACATCAAGCAGTCATACTGTGTATTGAATTGATCAGGCCACTCGTAAGGTTCTAAACAAGTGCCCGCTACTTGTGAACAAATAATTAATAATAATGTAATTTTCATACTTGACAAATCTCCTGATAATCCTATATATTGCTCACAATTAAATGAAAGGAAGTCAAATGACTGATATAACTAAATATAGAAATGTTTCTTTAACACATGAAACATACAAGACATTGATAAGTTTGTCGAAGGTATTATTGCCCGATGCAACATTATCGATCAGCAAAACCATTGAATCAATTGCAAATGAGAAAGCGAAGAAACTAAATGGCAAAATTAAAAAAGATTAGGCATAAAATCATTTGTCCTAATTGTAAGGGCAACGGTTTTATTAAGATTGTAGACAATTATAAAGAGACTAACATACATCAATGTTGGGACTGTGAAAGTCAAGGAGAGTTTTATGTGGATGAGTCCGAAATTATTGAGTCTTATGTTGATGCTCATTATGCTGCAGATGATGATGTCAAGTTGCACTAGGGATATAACTCCCAACCCGTTAACGGTAATTAGAATGGTGGTGAAAAATGGCTCACAGTAAACATATAAAAGGCGATCGTGCTGAACTGATTGCTGCTGAATATTTTATTAATTTAGGATATTCTGTACACCGTAATATGTCACAACATGGTCCAGTTGATCTAGTGTTGATTGATGAGGATGGCATGGGAGACGTTATATTGATTGATGTAAAAGCTATCAGTTTACGAACTAAAAACGGTTACAAGGTTAATAGAGCACAGACTAAAAAACAAAAGGAACTTGATGTACAATTAATTTTTGTAGATCTAGATACTAAAGAAGTGTTAGATGTGATGCCAAGTAAACGAGATAAACAAGTTAAGAAAACGGATATGACTAACGTTGTACCCTTTGAAAGGAAAAATGTTTGATAAATATATATACAATGGTTTACATTTTATAATGAAGTATGCAGGTCAGCTTAATGCATGGGCCTGGCGTAAACATGTTAAGATACTTAGAGATAAACAAAACATTGAACGTGAACAATTATTAAGTAATCAAGAAAACGCACAATACTTAGAGGAGTTAAAAAGAAAGCTATGAAAAAGAAATTTCAATATGATGGTAAGTCTAGACCGAGTAATGATTTATATAAAAAAAATTTTGAAATAATATTTGGTAAAAAAATAGATAAAGATAAGGAAGAGTTAGAAGGATACTATCTTGATGGTAAAGGTATAAAAGTTTTAACTAAAAAGAAACCATGATGGATGATACGGACATTTTAGAATACCATAACATTGGTCGAAAGATTAAGAAAAGTAATAAATACAACTATATACGTGGTAAACAGCTCACGGACCCCGGATCAGGGACCAGGGTTTATGACATAGATAATTATAGACTTCCGAGTGTGACTACTATATTAGGTGCCACCGCAAACAAAGATTTTTTAAAGAAATGGCAGGCTAAAGTTGGAACAGAAAACGCAGAACGAATCAAAAACCATTCTAGTAATAGGGGGACATGTATGCACAAATTCTTGGAGCACTATATCCTCGGAACTGGGTGTGTGGATCTTACAAGCATCGGACAAGAGGCGCGTCCCATGGCCGACAAAATTATTGAGATTGGTCTTGCGCCAGTGGAAGAATGGTATGGCTCTGAAGTCATGCTACACTACCCAGGTCTATACGCGGGCTCAACAGATTTGGTATGCCTGCATAATGGCAAAGAAACTATTGTTGACTTCAAACAAGCTAATCGTCCGAAAAAAGAAGAATGGATCGAAGACTATTACTTACAGATTGCCATGTACGCCATGGCCCACGACTACGTCTACGGCAGCAAGATCGAGCAAGGAGTTATCATGGTCTGCACGCCTGACTTATATTATCAAGAATTCAAAACAGAAGGTGCAAACCTTAGAGCCTGGAAGCACAAGGCATTAAAACGAATCGATATGTATAACGAGCTTATGCACGATGAGAAAGAAAGAACAACACCAATGAAAGCAGAGGATTTTAATGACAAAAAAAGGTAAATTAATCTATAAAATTAAGTGTTTAATATTAAAATGCAGGCAGAAAGCTAAATTTTTATTGGCTATAAAACTAAGAGATATATTAAAGGAGATAAAATGAACGATATGTTGTTTAGAACGCTTCTAAAGAGATATGAAGCAAACATAGAGGACGCATTGTACAAGATACAATCGTTTAATGAGAATAATATAATTATACCAGAACACATAGATATTACTGGTGAAGTTGACAAACTATTACAAATTATTGCAGAAGCTGAGGACAAAGTGGCAGTAATGAGGAAATATTATGTCCAAAATAAGGCAGATAAACAAGTAATATGACAATGTATATGTATGGGAAAAAAAATAAAAAAAAAAATAAAAACTACTCTAGAAATAATGTCATTCTGTCACTTTCGTCTAGAAGTG